GGGCAGGTGCTCAAGCTGTAAAAAGAAAGGGGAAAACGGGGATGAATATAAAACTATTATTGCAGCATGGAACGAGCATCTATGACGCGACACCGATTCTGGAAGGGCGCGTGGAATGGTTCGCAAGCGTGATGGGGAAGGCGGGACGGCTGAAATTTCGCGTGGTGCGCGACGGGATTGTGAATTTCGTGGAGGGAGACAGGGTTTCCTTTTATGTGGACAGCGTGCTGCGCTTCAGCGGCTTTGTGATGACGAAGGAGAGAACCTCGGAGCAGATTATTTCGGTGACGGCGTATGACCAGATGTTTTATCTGGTGCGGAACAAGGGGACATATGTATTTCTGAATAAGAGTGCGAAGGAAATTATGCAGACCATCGGGGCGGATTACGGCTTGGAGATTGGCTACATCAATGACGGCGGATGGAGGATTCCGCAGAGAATTGAGGAGGGGGAAACACTGATGGATATGATTCTTTCTGCACTGGAACTCTGCGGACAGGCAACGGGAAAGGAATATTTTTTATTCGACAGAGGCGGTCAGCTGATTGTGAAGGAGAAAAAGGAGATGGCAGTGGAGGCGGTGCTGCGGTGCGATGGGGGCATCAGCGAATATACCTATCGGACGGACATCAGCAAGGATACCTATAACGCGGTGCAGCTTTACCATGCAGGGCGGAAGGAAATCGAGCGAAAGGCATGGAAGGCGGAAAACGCGGAAAAGGTGAAGAAATGGGGCAGGCTGCAGTATTACAAGCGCGTACCCTATACGATGAACAGCGCACAGCTGAAGGAGCAGGCAGAACGTATTCTGAAGGAAAAATGCAGAGTGGTGAAAAAGCTGACGGTGGAGAACATCAACGGGGATGTGATGCTTTTTGCAGGGAATACCATCTGGCTGGAGATTCCCGGACTGGCGGAAATCAGTTTACAGGGGCAGGTTTTGATTGAGAGCTGCACACATATTTTTGAGGAAGGCGCGCATCGGATGCAGCTGGACATTCGCATTGAGGAGGTTGGCTAATGGATTTGAAAGGCTTTTTGAAGGAAAACAACGGATTTCCCGAAAACAGAAGAGTGCGTATTTCGCCCTGCTTTCGGGAGAACGGCGAGGAGGTGCTTTGGGAACTGCGTGCGGTGAGCGAGGAAGAATACCGCAGGGCGGCAGAGGGCAAGCGAGATAAATGGGCGGTGCTTTGTATGCTTTCTGTAGTGGTGCCGGATTTGACGGACAGGGCACTTCAGGAAAGCTATGGCGCGGACAGCGGAGAAGCGGCATTGCAGGAGATGCTTTATCCGGGGGAGTATATGCGGCTATTGGAGGCGGTGAAGGATATCAACGGATTCCGAAGCCGCAGAAGGGTCTGGAAGGAACAGGCAAAAAAATGATTGCGGAGGGCGTAGATGAGGCGGATTATGCCTGCTATGCTCTCCGCAGATACGGCATACGCCCGAAGGATTGGGCGGAGATGACAACACCTGAGCGAATGTTTTGCTGTGCGGTGATTGAGATGGAGATTGCGGCAGAGGAAAAGAGGTGAAGGGATGCAGCAGGAGAAAAGGGGGCTGTTTGGGCGGCTGTTGGACTTTTGGAAGGAAAAGACGGAAGAAACCGGTGGCGGCATCGGTTTTTGGAGCGGAGGAAAAACGGAAGGAAAAGCAGCGGCAGAAAACCGACAGGACGCACTGCCGCAGGAGAAAGCGGAAAAGAAGCCCTTCTTTTGGGAGGAAACAGTGCGGACAGCAAAGGAAAAGAAGGCAGAGGAAGCGGAGACTTTCGGGCAGGAGCGGCGAAGGTCTTTTGCGGAGGAGAAAACGGAGGAAGCAAAGGGGACTGCGCTGCGGACGGCGGAGGAAAGCACGCAGGAGAGAAAAACGATTGCCCCGATTTTTACGGCAGAGATTTTTCGGGAGAAAACGGAGCGGCACGAAGCGGAAGAAAGGCGGAAAACGATTTTTATGCAGGAAGCACCGAAAAAGGAACGGGAGCAGGCAAAGGGTGCGGAGATTGACATAGAACGGCTGATGCGCGAGATGACGAAGCGGCTCTGGGAAGAAAGGGAAGCGAGCGGCAGGCGGCTGAGACGATGAGGAGGAGAAGGGATGCTTGAAATTATCAAACAACTGGCACTGGATGCGGCGGAGAAGGGCGCGGATTTCTGCGTAGGAACGGTGACAAAGGCGGCACCGCTGACAATTCGACTGGAGGAAGGACTGGAGCTGACAGAGGCGTTTTTGGTGCTGACGGAGGATGTTTTGCAGGCGGAGGAAACGGGCAGTATACAGATTGAGGGCGGCAGCTGGCGTGCATATCGACTGAAGCGAAGCAGAGCTTTGCGGGCAGGGGAGGCGGTGGCGCTGCTGCGGGCAGATGGCGGACAGCAATATTTGGTGCTTGGGAGAGTGCGAAAGGAAGGATAGGATGATACCGATACAGGAAACGGAAATTGACATGGAGAAGCTGGAAAAAAGGACGATGCCGAGCCTGACATGGAAAATCAACGAGGAGAAGGCAGAGGTGCGCGGCGAGACAGATGCGCTGGACGCGATGCGGCAGGCGGTTTCTAAAATTTTGCAGACGGAGCGGTATCGTTATGCGGTTTACGACTGGAATTACGGCGTGGAGCTGGAGGATTTATATGGGAAGAATGTATCGTATGTGATTCCGGAGTTGAAAAGGCGGATTGAGGATGCCCTGCTTGCGGATGACAGGGTGACGGCGGTGACGGATTTTTCCTTTCGGGAGGAAAAGGGCAGCGTGACGGCGGCATTTACGGTATATACGATTTTCGGGGAAGTGACGGCAGAGAGGACGGTGGATATATGATGGCGGTAAGCTATGAGGAACTGATGGAGAAAAAGCTGGATAGGATTGATGACAGAAGGGACAAGCGGCAGGGCAGCCTGATTTATGACGCGTTGGCACCCAATGCGGCGGAAACGGCACAATTTTACGCAGATTTGGATTTGCTGGCGGACAGAACCTTCGCGGATACGGCTGTGGGCGAGGATTTGACCAGACGGGCGGCAGAGAGGGGAATGCTGCGAAAGGGCGCGGTGAAGGCAACCTTTTACGGGCGTTTTCTGGATGCGGACGGAGCAGTATATCCTGTGGAAAACGGGACAAGATTTGCACTGGAGGAATATATATATATCGTACTGGGGAGAGAGGCAGACGGAAGATATATTCTGGAATGTGAAACAGAGGGGGCGTGCGGCAATGTGTATCTGGGGGAGCTGCTGCCCCTGGAAACGATGCCTGATTTAGCAAAGGCAACACTGGAGGAGTTGCGGACGGACGGCGAGGATGCGGAAGGCGACGAGGAGCTGCGTAAACGCTTTTTTGCAAGCTTTGATGCGGATGCCTTCGGCGGAAACATTGCGGACTACAAGAGGAAGGTGAACGCGATGCA